TGCGGGGGTTTCTTCGATGCCGAAGCGCTTGAGCAACCCCGAAAACAAGGCGACAAACTTGTTCAGCTCGCCTTGCGGCTGGTCGTCACGAAGTGGGCCAAGCTCATGGGAGGCGGCGAAGTAAGAGTCTTTTTCGGACTTCTTCGAGAAGTAGAGTTCTTGGGTACCCAGGCTGGCCGGTTCATCGGTGACCGCCAGACCGGTCAGATAGGCTTTGCCGGTGTTGGCGAAGTTGGGGGTGATCTCGATGCTGGAGAAAAGCTTTTCGCCCTGGTCGTTTAGCCACAGCAGTTTGTTGTTGGGCTTCAACTGGGCCTCGAGGGCAACCTGCCCCGGGGCCAGATCGTCGCCCTCTTCCACCAGGCGCACGGCGAACACGGTGCCGTGCGAACCTGGCCAGCGTTCGTGGTCACACCAGATCACTGCGGTGTACAGAGAAGGCTTGTAGGTCTCAGCGATATCACGCAGTTCCTGGGGAAGGATCTCGCGGCCATCTACGGTCGGGCCGCTGGTGGCGACACGTTTCCAGAACGAAACAAGGGAACGGGGCATGGGCGATAACTGCGCTCAATCGGTGATTTGAGCCGCCAAGATATGGAGCCGATCGCCCTCTAACAAACGGTTAACTTTTGCGTTGGTCCTATTTCGCCGATCTAGGTGAAACGCGGATTTTAACCCCGCGTTTCCGGCGTTTTCGCCGCATAGACTGCGGCCATGCCATACGCCCCCGAACTTAAAGAAGCCGCCAAACGCCTCTATTTACGCCGCTGCAAGCCGCGTGAAATTCAGGCGCAACTGTCCTTGCCCAACATCCGGATCGTTTACTACTGGATCCGCCAGGGTGAGTGGGACGACATGCTGTCGGATGAGGAGCCGCTGACCGCCGTCGGCCGGCGAATCACCCTGCTCCTGGACAAAGCCACGTCGCTGACCAAGGCCGACTTGGACGAACTCGACCGATTGACCACCGTTCGCGAACGGCTGCTGAAGCAATCGGCGAAGCCGGCACCGGCGCCGATCGGAGAACCGCCGGCAGACGATGGCCAGCGCAGGGACAATCAACGCAGTGAGCGTCGAGACCGAGGCGATCGCGGCGACAAAGGCGGGAAGAAACGCGAGAAGAAAGCCAAAAACGAAGTCGGCGAGCTGACGGAAGTCGACTTCCTCGACAAGTTCATCAGCAAGATGTACGGCTATCAGAAGGAGCTGTTTGCCGCCAAACAGAACCCGCTGACGGCCCGGATCCGCAACATCCTGAAAAGCCGCCAGGTAGGCCTGACCTACTACTTCGCCGGCGAAGCGTTCATGGACGCCGTGCTCACCGGTGACAACCAGATTTTCTTGTCGGCCAGCCGCGCCCAGTCCGAGATTTTCCGCAGCTACATCGTGTCATTCGCTCAAGAGTGGTTCGGCCTCGAACTGACCGGCAACCCGATCGTGCTGAGCAAGGACGGCAAGCCCTGGGCCGAACTGCGCTTTCTCAGCACTAACAGCAGTACCGCCCAGGGCCACCATGGCCACGTCTACGTTGACGAATATTTCTGGATCCGCGACTTCGAGAAACTGAACACCGTCGCCAGTGCCATGGCCACCCACAAGAAGTGGCGCAAGACCTACTTTTCCACGCCGAGCGCGGTGTCGCACCAGGCGTACCCGTTCTGGACCGGCGAGAAATTCCGCAACAGCAAACGAAAAAACGCCAAGGATCCATGGCCAAGCGAAGCCCAAGCCGCGGCTGGCACGCTGTGTCCGGACGGGCAATGGCGCAAGGTCATTACCATCCTCGACGCCATTGCCGGCGGCTGCGATTTGTTCGACCTCGAGCAGCTGCAACTGGAGTACGACGAGGACAAATTTCAGCAGCTGTTCATGTGCAAGTTCATCGACAGCACACAAAGCGCCTTTTCCCTGGTCGACCTCGAGCGCTGCTACTCCGACCTGTCGTTGTGGACCGACTACGACCCGGACGACCCACGCCCCTTCGGCAACAGCCCGGTGTGGATCGGCTACGACCCGAGCCGCACCCGCGACGATGCCAGCTGCGTGGTCATCGCCCCGCCGCTCGAGGACGGCGGCAAGTTCCGGATCCTGGAGAAACACAGCTGGCGGGGGCAGTCGTTCAAGTACCAGGCCGACCAGGTCAAGAAACTCACCGAGCGCTTCAACGTCCAGCACATCGGCATCGATACCACCGGCATCGGTTACGGCGTGTTCGACCTGGTGCGCGATTTCTACCCGCGTGCGACCTCGATCCACTACAGCCTCGAAACCAAAAACACCCTGGTGCTCAAGGCGCAGGACACGATTCAGGGCAGCCGGATCGAGTGGGACGCCGGCTGGAACGACATCGCTCAGGCGTTCCTGACGATCAAGCGTGGCACCACCGGCGGTGGCCAAGTCACTTACAGCGCGTCGCGCACCGATGCCTCCGGTCATGCCGATATCGCCTGGGCAATCATGCACGCCCTGGCCCACGAACCCCTCAACACCAACAAACAGCGGCGCAGCCGCTACACACTCAGCGGACCAAGCACCCATGGGCAAACCAGCAAAAAACCAGCCGCAAAAACCAGCACCAGGTCCGATGCGGGCATTTTCATTCGGTGCACCGGAACAGGTCCTAACCGAGAACATCGGGCATTACCTGGGCGTGTTCGCCACCCACGACGGCAAGACCTACACGCCGCCGGTGTCGCGCCAAGGCCTGGCCAAGCTGTTGCGCGCCAACGCTCACCACGGCGCCATTCCCGGGTTCAAGCGCAACCTGTTGCTGCGTGAGTTCATCGCTTCCGAGGGCTGTTCGGTCCAGACCATGAGCCGCGCCGGTTTGGATTTCATGGTGTTCGGCGAAGCGTACTTTTTGCGCAACCGCAACGCCTTCGGCCAGGTGCTGCAAATGGATCATCTGCCGACGATCAACATGCGGGTCAGGGTTGGGGGTGGGTTTGTAATGCTGTTGCCGGACGGCAAGGAGGTGGAGTTCGAAGAGCATGAAGTCGAGCACGTCATGAACTACGACGTGGAGCAAAACATTTACGGCGTGCCCGACTACCTGGGCGGCATGCAGGCGCTGTTGCTCAATGAGGCCGCGACCCTCTTCCGCCGTCGCTACTACAGCAACGGCGCGCACGCCGGTTACATCTTCTACACCAACGACCCGAACCTGACCGAGGAAGACGAAGAGTCCCTGCGCGATCAGATCAGCGCGAGCAAGGGTGTGGGTAACTTCCGCTCGATGTTCGTGAACATCCCGGGCGGCGCCGAGAAGGCGATTCAGATCATCCCCGTCGGAGATTTCCAAGCCAAGGACGAACTGGAGAAGGTCAAGAACATCACCCGCAACGACGTGATCGCCGCCTGGCGAATGAACCCTGCGCTGGCCGGCATCATCCCGGAAAACAGCGCCGGCTTTGGCGACATCGAAAAGATCGATCGCGTGTACACCAGCAACGAGATCCGGCCGATCTGTCAGCTGTTCAACCAGCTGAACGACACGCTGCGCGAAGACAGGCGATTCACCTGGAAGAAACAAGATGAAGCAGTTGATTCAACTACATCCAGTGCTTAGCCAAGAGATTGCCACTACATATTGTGGCAATATAGTGGCGATTGGCTTCCCTGGGGAGGGACACAATGCGAGTTGAATGCAAATGCGGACACAGAGGGCGGATCGCCTCGAGAGAGAAGCTATCCACGGATTTCGCGAAGCTGTATTGCCAGTGCCTGGACGCAAAGTGCGGGCACACATGGGTGGCGAATTTGACGTTTTCACACACGGTGAGCCCGTCGGCTCAGTCATTCGAAAGGATGTTGTTCGACCGTTTGCGTGACATGCCCAGAGCGAAACAGCGGGAGCTGTTTGAGCAGTTGGGTTCGCAGGCAGTGGCGTGAGCCGCAAATCGCCGACTGGGAATGGCCGGCGATCGGTTACATCAAGCGATCAAGCAACTGCCGGTTCCTCTGGAATCGTCGCCAGTGCCTCGGTAAGTCGCCGTAGTTGTTTTCGGTCCTCTTCGGTCAACTGACGATAAAGCCCGACCAGACGACGCTCGATTTTTGAAAGGGTGTGCCACTCAAACTCAACTGTTTGGACATGACCGTTATCGATTTTCGCGCGATCCAACATGCTCACCACTCCATATAAGTGCATTGCTGAATCGACGTTATCGGGACGGGAAACGGCTTTAAAAACGAGGGGGGGACGAATGCGCTACATACTTTGTTACAAGTTAATTCGAGTTTTTCGCAACGTCATCAGCGATCGCTTGCAAGAAGCGACGCACAGATTTTTGGTCTTCTGGTGGCATGCTGCGATAGCGCTTAACCATCACCTCCTCATCCTCGCTCAACCCTCCAACCGGAGCTGGTGTTCGGACGCCAGTGACGACGTAGAGGATGTCGAGACCCACGGCATTCAATGCTTTCAAATAGCCAGTATCTGGGCGGCGCTCGTCTCGTTCGTAGCTCCCTTGAGTATTCCGGGTTACGCCCCCGATCTGAGCCATTTCCTCTTGTTTAAGCCCCAATCGAACCCTTTCTTCACGCAAGCATTCGCCCGCACTCAACTCTGAGATCTCACTATATGACAACTTTTTCAAACTTTAGCCCCTTTACAGGACAAATAAACTGGTCATAATCAGCGCCGTACGAACACGAACCCACACAAACGCACACGAGCGAACACTATGCCCGCCACCCTTACACCCGAGCAAGCCCGTGAGGCCCTGGATCACAAAGGAATGAGCATTGCGGAGTTCTGTCGGATCCACTCACTGAATAAGAATTTGGTCAGCGACCTTTTGAACGGTCGTAAAAAAGGTCGCCGGGGGGAGGCACATCGCGCCGCCGTGTTGCTCGGTATCAAAAACGGCGTGATCGAACAGTAATGGCACCGGGCCACATGGAAAAGCAGAACATGAAAAGCTCAGTTCTAAAGACTCGGCACCAGGTAGTCAGCGCAATCATCTGCGCCTATCCAGGCGGACGCGAATGTGCGGCAACTCGAATCGGACTGCCACTCAAGAAGTTCGACAACCACGCCTATGAGAACAACAGCAGCCGTCCACTGACAGACGATCAGATCTATCAGCTCGAGCTCGAGGCCGGTACGACCTTTTTACCCGAATACATTGCAGCCATGTTTGGCGGCATGTTTGTTCCCGTAGCTGAGCCTGACTCACTGGACAACGTCGAAATGTACGCTCGGTGCGTCCAAGCCGCCGCGAAGAAGGGCACCGTCGACCACCTCATTGCCGAGGCACTGAAAGACGGGACCATCAACGAAGCCGAGGCTGAAGCAATCCTTCATGCCGACACACTCCATCTGGCAGCCAGGCACGCCGAGGTTCTGGCCGTCATCCAACTGCACGCGTCGAAAGCGGGGAAATCGAAATGACCCAGTTGCCTGCAGTACAGGAATATCAGGACATGCTCAAAGCTGCCGCGCTGGCGTTTCTTGAGCGTCACCACTGCGAACATCTTGGCGATGATCAGCAACTCTTCGACCGCGCCGTCCAACACTTGGTTAGCAACTACGACGTGCTGACACAGACCGCTGAAAAACTGGTGCATTTGGCCACCAGCGAAATGTCCGCCGTCCGCGATCGGCAGCGCCTAGACATCGTCAGCAGCACGTCGACGCACACCGTCATCATCGATCCGGCCACCGGTAACGCGTGGGCCGTCCCGGTCAGTTTGATCTACGAACGCATTCTCAACGCACCGGACAACGGTCGTTTCCGCGTAGCAGCACCGTAACCCCCAACCAATAAACCCGCCTGCCCCACCCCCGTGGGTTTGGGTGAGCTGCGCCCGAAATTGAGGTTTGACGATGGAAAACGCCCTGAACATCAACGCAAAGCTGCCGCCGGATCAAGCTCAAGCGCTCTTGGCCAACCTGCGTGAACAGTATCGTCTCAGCCTCAATGACCTTTGGTACGCAGACCAATACCGCCTTATCCCCGAAGGCCTGCGCCACGGATCGATCCTCACCAACGATCCAGTGATGGCCGCTCGAAAACATCTGATCGGCGCTCTCTCCGGCGCTCTGACCCAAAGCCTCAAAACAGTGAAAAAACCATGAGAGACGATCTGCGTCACGACGTCCTGCAGCGTATCGAGTCCGAATTCGGCCTTAAACATCGCGCTCCCACGAACTACATGCGCGGTGGGACTTGCCCCAAGTGCAACAAGAAAGAGCTGTATACCCGCTTCGATAGTCCGTGGCAGCTGATCTGTGGTCGCCAAGAGAAGTGCGGTCACACACTGCACGTAAAAGAGATCTACGACGACCTGTTTGAGGACTGGAGCAAGCGAGTACCAGCAACTGAGAACGCACCCACAGCGACGGCTCGAGCATATTTGGAGTTCAGCCGCGGCTTCCGTATGGATCTCATTTCAGGGTGGTTCACTCAGGACACCTATTACTCCACACAACACGAAGCGGGTAGTGCGACGGTACGGTTCGCATTGGAAAAAGGCGGCTACTGGGAAAGGCTGATCGATAAGCCGGCGCGCTTCGGAAAAATGAAGGCCCGTTTTCAGCCCGGAGAATCATACAAAGGTGTGTGGTGGTGTCCGCCCTGCGTCGACGTGCTCGAGGCGAAGGAAATCTGGATTGTCGAAGGGATCTTCGATGCCATTGCCCTGGTACATCACAACATTTCCGCCGTGTCTGCCATGTCGTCTAACGCGTTCCCTGCAGACTCATTGCAGGCACTTGTAGCGGCACGGCCGAGGAATCTGCCCAAGCTGGTATGGGCACTGGACAATGAGCCTGGTGCACACACTTACACCAAGCGCTGGGTCCGTATGGCCCGTGAGCTGGGCTTCACCTGCGAAGCAGCCCAAATTCCTCAGCGCGACAAGAAGAAGGTCGACTGGAACGATCTGCACCAGCGTTGGCAGTTCCTGGACGAAGGCGAGAAGAGAGATAGCCAGGTCGACAAAGATCTCACCGTTGCACGCCACCACGGTGCCCTGCTGATCGCTGAGAGCGCCACGGAAAAGGCGCTGGTGATGTTCGACTGGAAGCGCCGCAGCGAATTCCACCTGGAGTTCGGCAACCGCCTGTACTGGTTCAAGCTCGATCTGGAGAAGTACAACAAGGCGATCCAGGAGCTGGAAGACAGCGAACATCACGACGATCAGCAACTGAACAATAAGCAGATGCGGGCCAAGGCCATGCAACAGTGCGGCGCCCTGCAGCGTATCGCCACCTGTAATCCGAAGGCTCTGTACTACCAGGAAAACAAACTCACCGACGAGTCCTGGTACTACTTCCGGATCACGTTTGCCCACGATGCGGCCCCGATCAAGAACACCTTCACCAGCTCGCAAATCGCCTCATCTGCAGAGTTCAAAAAGCGCCTGCTCGGTATCGCCCCGGGCGGAATGTTCACCGGCACCACCCAGCAGCTGGATGCCTTCATTGAGGAACAGACCGACGCGCTCAAGACCGTTCAGACGATCGACTTCACCGGGTATACCCGTGAGCACGGCGCCTATGTCTATGGCGATGTGGCGGTTCGTGACGGCAAGGTATTCAAGCTGAACGAAGAAGACTTCTTCGATATGGATCGGCTGAGCATCAAAACCCTCAGCCAATCGGTCGCCCTGAACCTGAACCCCGACTTAGAGATGTTTGATACCGAGTGGCTGGATCTCATCTGGCAATGCTTCGGCGCTAAAGGCCTTGTTGCCCTAGCCTTCTGGTTCGGAGCACTTTTCGCCGAGCAGATCCGCCAGCACCAAAAGAGTTACTCCTTCATGGAGATCATCGGGGAGCCAGGCGCTGGTAAGTCAACGCTCATCGAGTTCCTGTGGAAGCTGTACGGTCGCATCGATTATGAGGGGTTCGACCCTACCAAGGGCACCCCTGTGGCTCGTGCCCGGAACTTTGCCCAAGTGGCGAATCTGCCCGTAGTGCTGATCGAGTCGGAGCGAGAAAAGACCGACGGCGGCGCGACCAAACAGTATGACTGGGACGAACTCAAAACCGCCTACAACGGCCGTAGCGTCCGCTCCACCGGTGTGAAAAATAACGGTAACGATACTCGGGAGCCCCCATTTCGTGCCGCGTTTGTCTTCGGCCAAAACCATCCGGTGAATGCCTCCGAGCCGATTTTGCAGCGCATCGTGCACATCGCCATGACGAAGGATGGCCATACGCCGCAGACCAAGGTGTTGGTGGAAAAACTGGAGCGCATGCGGGTCGACCGCGTGAGTGGATTCCTGATCAAGGCCACCATGAAAGAAAGCGTGGTGATGCAGACCATGCGCGAACAGGTGCCCATCTACGAACAGCAACTGCTGGCCTTGCCCGAGATCCGAACCGTCCGAATTGCGACGAACCATGCCCAGTTACATGCCCTGGTCGACGCGCTAGTGCACGTCGTCCCGCTGAAAAAGCACCAGGTGGAAGCAGCCCATGCCGAGATCCAGAGCATGGCCAAGGAGCGCCAGCTGGCCATCAATGCTGATCACCCGATCGTCGTCGAGTTCTGGGAGCTGTACGAGTACCTGAACAGCGCGGCAGGCGGTCTGAACCACTCCCGCAATGACGGCTTGATCGCCGTAAACCTCAATGACTTCGCCAAAGAGGCGGCAGAGAAGCGGCAGAAAGTGCCGGATCTGACTGAACTCAAACGCCACCTGAAAACCAGCAAATGCCCAAAGTTCGTGGAAACCAACAGGAACGTGTGTTCGTCCTGGGACGTTGACGCTGCCAATAAACCAAAAACCGTGCGGTGCTGGATTTTCCAGGCTGCCTGATACCACCAAGGGAGGACGCGCAGATGCAAGTTCAAGTGTTCATAGGCAACGCTGGCGACGGCCAAACCAGCAAGCTGCAGGAGATCCAAGACCGGCTGATCGAGGCGGGACAAAACACCTCGATCATTCAAGCCGGAGCGTATGCCGAAGACGGACTACTGCAGATTTTGGAAGTTCGAGCAGCAGGTGGCCAGCGAGAGATCCTGGTGGACGACTGCAGTCGGCTGCAGATTTTGAAGGTTCTGGAGTGGCGGTCATGCACTGAGGATGACCCGAGTTTTGGCGACCTGGTTATTCACCTGGCCCGCCAGGATTAACCGGAATTGAATGACGGTGCCGAGGAGTTGGCCCTCCTCGACACCAACCACCACTGAGGGCAACACCATGCAAGCACAGCACCAAAGCAGCAGCGACGTGAAGGCTACCACATTGACCGATGGCGACGCTCAGGCGGCGCGGCATCTGATGGCTGTACGGATCGTTGGAACAGCTTTGTTTGATTACCAGGTGCGGAAAACCTCCGACGCGCGGATTCGCCTCGAGTCCCTAACCACCATGGCTCAGCTGCTAGGTGATCTCACTTCAACCGAGGCTGCTGTTGTGGCCAAGCTGCTGGCCAAACCCACTACATTTGGAGCATCCGTATGACTAGTTACGCCACGACTAGGCGGTTTTGGACCACCCACGAAGTCAGGCTGCTTGAACGCCTTTATCCAAATCTCGCCACCGTCGAAGTCGCGGCTCGCCTCGATCGGCCCCTCAGTGCTGTACATGGCAAAGCAAAGGCTCTCGGAGGAAAAAAATATGAAGCGTTTTGGGCTAGTCCACTCTCAGGCCGATTTGATGGTGTGCAAGGTCAAGCCACTCGGTTTCAGAAGCGAAAGGGGGTTTAAGGTGTGAGCAAGTTGGATCGTTTCATGCGGGAAAGGGATGTCCTCGAGGTTACATCCCTATCCAGAACTACCCTCTGGCGCGTTATCAAACAGGGGAAGTTTCCAAGGGCGGTGTCCATCTCCCCAGGGCGAGTCGGTTGGCGTGAATCCTCGATCGCAAACTGGCAACAAGACCCGCAGAAATGGAAATCGTCTGACCCAATCGAAGCCGCGTAAGCGGCTTCACTCATTTCTGCTCGGCGTTGGCGGGGGTTCGAGTGCACACCCAAGCTAATTTTTTTGTATCCTGAGCGAATAAGAAGGAGTTATAGCGATGGGACAAGCGAAGGCCAGGGGAACGAAACAGGCGCGTGAAGCGCTGGCAAAGGAGGTCGCCTCACTTGTATCGGGAGAGAAGTACCGTCTTCAAATGATCGAGGTCAAGAGACGGTTCCGCGCCGCCGCTCACATCCTTAATTCCGATATACCTATGTCTGGCGATACTGACATCGACAATGAATGTGCTTTTGCTCAAGTACGGCGGATCGTCGAACTCATTGCTTTCTCCGCGTTGATTGCAGACCGTGGGCACTATCAAGCTCAAAGGCTTCGGGAAGCTGCAAAAAATGAAAAGGATAAGGGCGATTACACTGCAGATTGGAATGCAGGGGAAATCCTTAAGCGTCTAAAAAAGGTCAACACTAACTTCCTTCCCCAATCGGCTGGGGAGCCCGTAGCGGGCCCAGACAACACTAAACACATTCCATATGGCGCAATCGGTCCGAAGACACATAGTGACTTGATCACCATTTACCAGACGGCTAGCCGTTACCTGCATACGTCGAATCCATTCGCTGAGGATCAGCACACGCGCGCATTGCTGAAACGTAAAGAGGCCAGATCCATCCTTCACAGAGACCTGGCATTACTGCGGGGTATAATTTGGAAGCACAACAAAGTTGGCCTCATGCCTGAAGGCTCGAAAGAGGCGGGTAAAAGATTTGTTTGGATGGTGGACTTACGCGACGAAAAGTCCAACGATGTGGAAATGTACACGGCGCTACAAGACACATAACCGCAGCGGTTTACCCCCCCACCGGGATCTCACAAGGAGGGAAGCGACCACTTCCCCCCTGGCATTCATTGGACGTTCTCTACCGATCATTGTTACAAAGCGTACTGGTCAAATCTGATGCAATCGATGGTCAGAACGAGTGCAAGTGATTGGTCAGGTCGGAAGTAAACAGGTGGTCAAGTGGAGTGCAATTTCGCATTTACCACATGCCTGTGTAGCCACACAGACCAGCGCAACAAGCCCTCCTGCTTTTCCTTGAAGTAATCGTGCCGGTCGTAATGCTTAGACGAGACATCGCTGAACGCATGGCCCTGAATTCGATCGCGCACTTCCTTACTCAACCCAGCAACACCCATGAGGGTTTTGCAGGTTCGCCGTATGTCACGCAAAGTGAACGGTCCATTGAATTTGTCGGTATGCCGGCCGTACAGCTTAGTGACAGCTCGGGATAACGACTGCGTGTGTAGGGCCTTCCCTTCCACTTTGCCTTCGAACGGGTAGATGCTGGTTTCGCAGATCTCGTCCATGACCTTCAAACTGCGGCGCATCAGCGTGTTGTATGGCACTGCATGCAGCGACCGCTCTCCCTCCCTTCCCTTCTTGTTCCGAATGACCAGGTGGTCTTTGAAGTAGTGTCGACGCTCACTCGCCAGCAGTTGCTCCGGACGCTGTCCCCCTGAGGCAATCAGAAACTTAAGCAGCTCAGATGTAACCAACGTCAGGTGTTCCGGCAGCATTTGCCAGAGCCTGGCCAACTCGTCCGTGGATAGTGCCCGATCACCAGGACGTTCCCAGTCGGCCTGGACAGGCACGCTGGCCACCGGGTTGCTGCTAAGTCCGAACTTCAACGCTGTCTTCTGGTAGCTGCGGGGGTTGAACTCTTGTTCAAGTCCAACCTGGAACGCGGCGTGCAGTTGCGATCGGACCCTATTGCAGTAGGTGGTGACACCGGCATTGATCATCTTGGCCAAGATGTCGCGGATCTCACCAGGCCCGATCAAGGTAGCAGGGCGTGAAGCCAGATTGGGAAACGAGTCAGAGACGTAATGCTTCAACGACCACTTCACGTCTGAGGCTGAGGCTGCACCTTCTCCCTCAAGTTTGTTCGTGTAAGCATCCAGCAGGTTCTGAAAGGTGCCGGCGGCAATCACCACCTCTTTTTCAACTCGACATAGATCTCGTGCGCCAGTCAGCGTCATCGCTGGCCATGTACCGAGTTTGGTTTTGATCTTCTTTCCATCCAGTCGACGCTGAAAATAAAACTCCTTGGTGCCGGTTGGTCGTACTCGCAGCATCAAGACGCCTTCGCCTCTCGCACTGCGCCCATCCGAAACCGTGTATTCCCGTTCCTCAGGCTTCATTGCCCTGATCTGTTTGTCCGTAAGCATTTGGGGGCCGTATCTGGGGGCCGTTAGGCCGGAATATGGGGGCAACCGGTGGAACAGTATGAAACTGACCATGCTACGCAAAGCCATGATTCTGTTGACTTAAACGCACACAAGCATACCTTACGTGTCTCCCTGATACTCCACCCACCATAGTTTCCCAAGCTGATAACGAGGGTTCGATTCCCTTCACCCGCTCCAATCGAATTTTTGTCTCACGTTAAGATGATTTTGACGGGGATGTAGAAAGAAAATAACCGGCCCGTATGGCCGGTTTTTTTATG